GTTCTTCATGGCATTCTGATAAATTTCATCAAATACGTATATTGTCCTGTTTGCCACATCTATCAGCCCACAGAACAACGCGGTAGGGTCATTGGTGTACCCGAAGTCAAGCCCAAATGCCGATTTGATTCCATGCATTTTCGCCACTTCCATATAATCAAATTCCTTCTCTTCCCAGTTCTCATATACCAGCCCTTCAACTATTCCCCAGTTTCCAAGCCCTGCAACCTGATATCTTCGTGGATTATTCTTCTTCATATCCTCGAACAGCTTTTTATCGCTTTCGTCAAGCCATTCGTTGCACATGTAGTTCGTAGTTTTGGCCATTATATTTTCGTCTTCAACATCAAAAAATCTTTTTTTAAGCCAGTGTCGTTCGTTCCAGGGGTTGAAAGTAATTGTAATCTGTTTAAATAAAGGCTCTTCCACTATCCCTCTTATGCTCTCGTCAAGCATGTTGAAATCCTGCTCCCTGTTTATTTCATAAGCCTCTTCAACCCATGCCCAACATAAATTTCCAGTTTCAACTGTTATCGAAGTAACTTTAAGCGGATCGTCTAGCCCTCTAAATAGTATTTTCTGCCCTGTTGGGATATAAATAATTTCAAGTGGGCTTTCTTTGATACTCCAGTAGTCATTTACTTGAAGTTTGTTTATTGCCCACTTCAAATCTGCAAAGCAACTATCTTTTAAAGTTCTATATACTTTTCTTATAACCAATAAGTTAGACCCAGGATATTTCATTAGTGCAAAAATAAAAAAAAGAGCCGTCGTTTTGCTCTTCTTACTTGCCCTGCTACCCTTACAGACTCTGTATCTTCCTTTGAAATTCCAAAAATCCTTATATCCTTTTCCAACCAGTTCCGGCAGTTTTACTCTCTTACTCTTCAAGTTCGTCCTCACCTATAATCATGACTGGAATAACCCCTTCAACTTCAACTTTATCAGTATATAACCTATATCTTTTACCTAAAAGTTCTGCTGCTTTCAATCTATCTTTTAAATCTACATTTTTAACTATTTTTTCTGTTACTGATTTTCCAAATCCTCCTACTACAACTTCTTCGGTTACTTCGCCCCTTAAAGTAGAAGTCAAAAACTCCAATATTTCTTCAGCTTTTGCTATTCTGTTATCAGTATGTTCTTCCATTATTTTTTTAATGTATTTAGAAACATTAGTATTTTTTAGTAATTTATCAGCATTTACTCCTGCATATTTCTCTTTGTACCCAGCCTTTATTGCGGATTCAGTAGCATTTCCGCTAGCTACATAATATTCACAAAAAGCTTTCTGTCTTGCATTTAATTTCAATGCTACTTCACCTCATTTCTTGTAAATAAAAAAAAGACAGCTCTTATACTGCCTTTGATAGTCAGGTGTATAGTTTGCAAAACTCACCTCGACAAAGTTATCTCAAATCCTAAAATCTCACTCTATCATATTATAACATATTAAAAATTATGTACAAGACCAAAAACAGACCATTTTTTAATTTAATATATTTTTTATCACTTCATCTGAAAAAATAATAATCTGTAATTGCCTAATTAACATATTTTTGTGTCTTTTTATTGTTGTTACTCCTATTCCTAAATTTTCTGAAATAAATTCTAAGGTCATATCGTCAAAATATCTCATTTCTATAATTTTATAATATTTGCTGCTTTTTATAGTCTCTAATGCCTTTTCTGTCATTTCGACTACTCTTGCAAGTCTATCAATTTCATCTTTAAGTTTTTCAATCCTATTTTCTATTTTTTCAAGTTCTGATAGATATACTTTACTGGACTGCACGTTTATTTCTGAATTTCTCTTTTGAATTAATTTCCCACTCTCTTGTAACTCTGAAATGAGTATATTTTTAGTATCTATTGCTCCTTTTAAAAATCTCAACTCATACAAAAGCTTCTCTGTCTTCTGAAATGGTGTCAGTTGTTTTTCAGCTTTTATTTCCTTATCATTCCTCATCTTTTCCAGTATCTTATCCGCTATTCTGTCTATATCTTTTTCGTTCATTTTACTTCCTTTCCTTTCTGAATTTATTATATTTTGACACAAAAAAAGACCACTTATAATGGTCTTTGTTGTCTAAAAACATTTAATTTTTGAACTCCCATCAAACTATAAATATTATATTTTTCTATTTCCGAATAACCATAACTCTTTATTTTTTCTAAAATCCATTTATCTCTTGTCATTAACATTTGCTTTGTGTCAACTAAACCAATAAATAAAATATCTAAAAAATTATTTTTATCTATATTCTCTTTTATATTAAATATTTTTTTATATACCATTTCTAAATAAACTTCTATTGTCAATTTAATCATGAAATTTGATTGATTTTTTATTCCTGAATTTTGAGTTTCAATTATCAATTCTTTTTTCATACTTTCTCTTTTAGATTTTATTTTTTGTTTTATTCTTTTATCAACTTCTAAAGTTCCATTATAAAATAATAATATTTCTTTTACTATTTTTTCTAAATATTCATTTATAAAGTCATTATCCTCATTCTTATCTTTTAAATTTTTATATTTTTTCAAATCTTTAAATTTTCTTGAAAAAATTTTATTAGAGTCAAATATTTCTTGAAATATTATTGCCATATGGGCACAAAAATAAATTACACACTTCATTTCATAACTTTTTTTTTCTTTTTTATAACATTCTTCATTTCCAATTTTTTTTATACTTTTAAATTCAAATAAATTTCTATTCATTCCTTTTATTTCCGTTTGTATAATAGAAATTCTTGAAAAATTTTCACATAAAAAATTTATAATTGGTATTAATTTTTCATTGGATTTCAATTCTAGTAGTGTATACATTGAAATTGAGAGTTTCCATCCTTTTTTTTCCGAATACTTCAAGATTTCTTCTAATTTAGTCATGTCATTTTTATAATCTATAAATATGTTTGTATCTAAAAATAAATACTCATTTTCCATAACTCCTCCTAAGTATAATATTGTATTATATTATACCCTAAGACCAAAAATATTCAACTGCCATTGTCCATTCTATTTTAATTATTTTTCCTCATAAATTTCTAAAGTCCCGTGAATTTCATCATCTTCAATTACAAAAGTTCTTCCATTTTCAGTTTTATAATAGAATAATGTAATCCCATTTCCTTTTCCTTTTATTTTTTCAAGCCCTAATAATTCACACATATCCATCAGTAAATCTTTTTCAAGTAAATCATTATCCCAGACTTCTAAAAATATTTTCTCATAGCTTTTTTTCTCTTTATAAGTCATTTTATTTCCTCCATTTTGTTAAATATCTCTTGCATAATAAATTCCTTTGCAATTGTTGTTTTTCCAATCTCATTTTCAATACTTTTTGAAACTATTTCAAATCCTTTGTCCAATGTTTTAAATTTTTCTATTACTTTATCCTGAGTTTTAAGGACTGGAAGTTTTATTTCCATAAGTTCAAAGTTTTGTTTTGAAATTCTCTGAACTTTTGATCCTGTTGAATTTTTGAAAACTTGTTTTCTGAAAAACTCTGAATCTTGTCAAATTCCTCAAGACTTACTAAAATATCATTTCTACTCATTTTGTTTGATATTTCAAATAATTCTTTTGAAATTTTAGCCTCAATATTTTCAACAGTTACATCATATTTCCTTGATATATCACTAAAGAATATTGCTGGATATCCATTTTCAACTATATCTTTTCTTCCAAAAACATCCTTTTTACTGTTAAAACTTATATCAAATATATCAACAAGCCTTACTGTTGCAATGCCGTGAATAGACTGAATAACTTCAATTGCTTCTCTTGTGGTGTCATCGAACTGCATTTTTTACTTCCTTTCAACTGTTTTTCAAATTTATCACATATGAACCTAACTTTTTTTATATTTCCGAGTACATCTATATCAGCTCCCAGTTCGAATTTTAGAAATATTTCAATTTCAAGATTCTTTTCAAAGCTTTTTATCCAGCTCTCTGAAATAGTTTTGTTAAGTTCTTCAATATTAATTTCTTCTTTTTCGATAACTTCATGCGGAGTTTCCCATCTGAAATTTTCAGGTATTTCAGAAATCTCATAATGTATTTGTTTTTTTGATTTGCAGTCATATATTTCCTGTTCCAGTTCTCTTGTTGTTTTTTCTTTATCTACAACAATAAAAATTACTTCTATTGATGTATCATCAAAGGCATTTCTTATCAAGTTCAATTCAGCCAAATTATTCCCTATCAATTCCCTGAATTTTTGTTCTGTTTTTCTGTAACATACTCCAGGGAACAAGATATAAAAGGCAAATCTTTCAGTATATTTCAATGATTTTAAAACAAATATATCATCTACTTTTCCACTTTTTTTCCAGCCAAATTCCTTTTGAATATTCTCTTTTTCCTCATCTGTCAAACTTTTAAACTCTATTGAAAAAGGCGGATTCATTACTACAGCATTTGTTATAAAATCATTACGTTTATAATTGAAAAAACTCTTTATTTCTAAATCTGTATCACTATAATTTTCTCTTGCAGTCAGCACTGACTGTTCCTGAATATCGGCTCCATATAGCTTAGATGGATTTATAAACTGTTCAAGTTGCCCACTTCCAACTGCACCATCAAATATTACAGGATCGTTAATTTTGATATATTTTTTTACTTTCCTAGCTAAATACTGCCTTAATTCTGTTCCTGTTATGTATTCAGCTAGTTTTTTAGCTATATTTCGGTTATTATGTTCCTTAAAACTCATTTTGACCTCTCTATCTTTTTACTATTACGTCATCATAATATCCCTCTTTCAGTCTTTTCCTGAACAGCTTGAAATGCCTAGGATAAACATCCAGTAACTCATAAACCAGTTGAGGATTAAGCCAAACTCCCTCTATATGATATAAATCCTCAAAATGCCTTTTTCCTCTATTGTGGAACAGATTATGATGTTCACGGCATAAACTCATGAATGGAGTTTTAAGACCATCATCCTGGTCCATTCCACCAATTGTATTGACATTATTATAATGATGTAAATCAACTGTATTGTATTCATCATGCACTTTTCCACATATGCAGCATGTCCTTTTTCTCAAGCATGCTATAACATATCTCTGAGTGATATTGTCTATTTCTAATATGTGTTTATACCTTTTATCGTGTTTTCCTAAAATATAAAGATTTACCCCCATTTCAAGTGCCTGTTCAATTATAAACGCTATAAATTCATTTGCTGTCTGCATATCGCATCTAGCTGTCGAGAAATCTAATCTGTCAGTTGCTATTGCAAACTGTTCTTTTATGACTTCTTTTATTTCCAAGAGAGTATATCCAAGTTCCTCTCCAAATTCTTTTAAAAGCACATGTATTAATCCATTCTGTGCCTGAGAGAGTTTTTTAACTGGAATTACTTTAATCGGTAAATTATTAAAATACTCTTCAAGCTCCGTTTTTAGCCCGGCAGTTACCTTTTCGACTGGTAATGTAATTACAATCTGACTGTCTAGGATTTCAGCATTTGCCATTTTTTCATTGCTCTCCTAACTTTTTTGAATCTTATGTCTTCAAAAAATCTTATATTAATTTTACAAAAATGATACTCGTCTTTTTCTATTTTTCCTTCAGTTCTTAATTTGTTTTTTATACATTCAATTCTTATTCTCTGATCTTTTGTTATCATTTTATGCACCTCTCAACTCCGCTCTTTCAATCCAGTTTTGAACGTATGCCAACGCCTCCGTTAAATCTTTTCTCTTAATATCACGGTAACTTGCAACTCCAAATCTGTCCTTTAAATCTCTATATATCGCAGGAAACATTAAATTTTTATCTGAATTTATTACATCTAATCTTTGATAAACTCTGATTGATACTGCTTTTTGTAATTTTCTCTGCTCCGCATGATCAATTCTAATTTCATTTTCGACTTTGTTTTCAACAACATCTATTCTATGCTTAACCGATTTCATTTCATTTGCTTGCATTATTATCATGTCTTCAACTGTCATCGGCTTTTGAAGTTGTTCAATTTTTTCAATAAGCTTAAATCTTGTTTCAGCATTATATCTCGCCCCAAGTTGTAATACTCCCTTATAATTTAAAAGAAACATTGGTTGTTGCTTGTTTTGCAAATTTGTATAACAGGACTGCTGAAAAATTAGCCGTCCTCTTTCTTCCCCTAGTTTACTGATTTCGTCTCTAATATCAGCTAAAATATTTTTGTGATCTTTTCCTGTTATCTCCGCCACTTCTAAACTTGTCATTGTTTTTTTATTTTCTAAAATTTGTAATTCATTCATTGTTTTTTCTCCTTCTATCCAAAAATTGTTTCTATCCTTTTTCTTAAGTTTTTTTCTATTGATTCATTTATTTCCTTTTTCTGCTTCTCAGTTATTTTTTCAACTTCGCATATTTCTTTAAAAATCTCTTTTACATATTTAGAATCATATTCAAGCATTAATTCAATAAGAGTTTCTCCAATGCTTTGAATATTCCCTTTTCTGTAACTCCCCAGATAATTATCTGTATCTCCACAAATAGAACATCTCCCTTGATTATATCCGTTTTCTGTTATGTATATATTTCCTGTACAACTTTCGTATATTTGCATATTTCCTCCTTATTTTTTATTCAACTTATACAGTAGATAAAGGCTAAAAAGCATTACTACTGTCTGAAGAAATTTTGTATTTGTCAGTATTTCCATAACTCTCCCTTAAAGAAATTTTTCCAAATTAGGCTCTTCAAATGTATCAGGCTTGATTATTTTTCCATCTGCTCGCCTTAATACTGTTCCGTCCTTGCACACCTTTGTCATGTTGCTTCTGTGGACTTCCTTAAAAGCTTCATAGACTGTATGAACATCAAAATCAGTTCTTTTTCTCATTTTTTCTGCTGTTGATGTTTCCCAAATGCCGCCTTTAGTCCATTTTTGTTTTGCCTGTTCTATGCTCTTACTGTTCTCAAGCAAATTCCCTGCCGCAACATAGAACATGTCACAGATAGCGTCCAATTGCCCTTTTCTTCTCAGCTTTTCTCTTTTTTTAGCACTAGCTTCTATGAATTCGGTCAGTTCTTCATGAAATATATTTTCCCTCATTGTTTTTCTTTCAATGTTTTTATACTTTACCTGTTCCTATATATTCTCCATCGCCCATTGCACGATAGAATTCTCCAACCATTTCTAACATTCCGTAAACTTGCTTATTTGTCATTCTATTTCCTCCTATAAAATTTCTATTCTTACTCCTGCATTTTCATTATCAACTTCATACCCTAGGAATACAGGAATAACATTATTAACATCGTCATCATCTATCCAGTTGTAATCCTGCATTAAATCCAACGGAAGTTGTGCCGCATTAATATAATCAAATTTTCTTTTACTGTCCCTGATAAAGTAAAATCCAATCCGATAAGGTTTTTCTTTCCCTTTTATCATTTCCTTGAATTTTTCTGTGTTCTTCCACCATTCATCACAATGATTCTTCATATAGTTCCTCACTGTTTTTGAATTTATGAGCATTTTCCCTGTCCATTGCTTACTATTTTTTGAGCTTGGAACATTACCACTTATAAAAATCATTTTATGCCTCACTTCCTGATTTTATTTAAAATTTTCTTCTTTTGTCATTTCACGC